CCGTAGTATGAATGGATACCGAAGTTAATTTTAACTAGTACTTCTGGGTACTGAGTAATAACTAAGGTTGCAGAAGCAGGAATGGTCACGCCTGAAGCCGCGTTCATAACAAGAGATGTTGCTCCAACAGCATAGTTAGCTGTTAAGAATGACCCTGTTTGTACTAATTGACCGTTAGGTGCAATGAAAGATACATCCGAACCAACAACTAACGCTGAAGTCAATGCAGGGACAGTAATAGTTGTTGTTGTTGTTGAAGTGCTAGGAACAGAAGTAATAACCGCTGTTTCAGGTACTAAGTCAACAATACGGTATGCTAAACCTGTAGTAGGGGTTGCAGTAGGTGTAACAGCACCCACAGTAGAATTACCTGTGTTTACGTTAGCCGCAGCATCTGCACCAGCAACATTTAAGCCAACTAATGCTTGTGAACCTGAAGTAACTGTACCGCCTGCCGCAGACAACATAACTACTTTAAATACAGTATCTGGGTCATCAGTAACAACAGCTTCTGCATCACCAGCAAGTGTACCTGCAGGCCAATACTGAGAGAATAACTTTTGTTTAGTTGTTGGGTTAGTGTATGAACAACCCAAGAAAATACCAGTAATTTGTTTACCTGTAGTTGCTGCAGCAATAGTAGCTCTAGTAATAGTACCAGACGCAATTACAACAGGGTCACCATAACCGATATTAGTGTTGTATCCGTATTGAATAGGGATGTTACGAGTAGAACCCGCAAAAACTTGACCCCCGATTAAATTTACAGGTTTTAACCCGTAAGGGCCGTTCACTACAGGATAAGCCATTTAAACCTCCAAAATTATTAATTAAGTACCTTTACCAAAGGTAACTTTAGAGCTTCTCTCTTTAAAGATAGGCATTCTTGAGTCACTTTGGCGCATTAAATTATTATCTACAGCTTCTGCTTGCTGGCTTGTAATGTTAGCAAAGTGTTGTGCACGCTGCTCCATAAACTCAGCTGGAATCTTGCAAAGTAATAATCCGCCTACTTCGATATTGTCTTTAAAACGACTATTCGGGTCGGCTAACAGTCTAAATTTAGGTTGTTCGCTCATTGTAACGGGTTCCCAGCCTTGTCTTAGATTTGACGCTAAGTTGCTTGGGTCACTGTTATTTAATGTTGCTACGCGAATCCATCTATATGCAAACCCAGCCTCTTTGTCAGGCTCAGGGAGCAATTCTGGTTGCATCCACTGCTTAGGACGCTCCACAAGTGCACGGGTTTCTAGTTCACGAGTTGTTCTTGCATTTGTATTATCTGCCATTTTGGTTCTCCAAGGCTAAAGCTGCTTTCGCATATTGTTCAGGGGTTAAGCCAAATTTCTTTGCTAAGTTGACCTGGCTCTGAGTTAACTTTATCTTTGTTGCTGATGTACTTCTCGAAGCGGGTGCGACTACGTTTGACGGTCTGCCCCTACTCGACTTTCTATCTTCGGTTTCACCAAAATACTCGTTAAAACGTCTACGCATTGTTTTGTCCAATACGTTGTAATATTCTTTAGAGCCTACTGGTACGCCTTCGTCTACAAGTTTTGCATGGAGTCCAAGAGCTGCGCTGGTCATTTCTTTGTCTTTACCAAACCACTCATTTCTTTCTTGCCAATCCAAAGCCTTCTCGTCAGGCCGTGGAACTTGCGGTTCCGCAGGGCGTTGTAGCCTTTCTTGCGCCTGTTGTACCTCATAATCAGGTGTTTGTAAAGCCCCTGTACGCATATTATGTGCTTGAGCCAATTTTAAGGTGGCCAACTGCATCTGCTCTTGAGCTTCTACTACACCATCGGCATCACCAATTTCATATGCGTCTTTGTAAGCACGCTTGGCTTCTTGCATCTCTTTCTGAGCTAAACTCTGTATATTATTAATATACTCTTTTTCACCATTACCCAAAACTTGGTTAACGCGTTGGTTTTCTTGAAGCAGTCGTTGCGCTAGTGCGACAGCCTCTCTGTGCTCACGTTGAGCCGCCTCTTTCTCTCTGCGCTCGTCATGATATACCTTACGCATTTGTTTAATGCGTTGTTGTGCTTTTGCATCGTAGGAGTCTAATTCGTCTTCTTCTAACTCATCTACAATGTGTTTAGGCATTGGTTCCCGACCACGGTCTTCTTCGGGAGTATCGTCTTCTATTTCAATCTCGATGTTATCGTCATTATCGTCTATTTCATCGGGGAATTTATATTCTGTTCTTTCAAAATCTGCCATAGTCTTGTCCTATTTGCGTGAGATGCCACGTGGGTCGAGTACAACTGCTTCTACCGAATCATCATTTAACAATCTGAATTCTCTACCGTGAATAAGCAGGCGTGAGCCTGAGTTGGGGCGTACTAAGATAAAGTCGCCTTCTTTACACCATGCACCACTAGGGAATTTGTTTGTGTCTTTATAAGCTTCTGGGCCTAATGAAACAACGAATAATACGGTGGTAAGTACTTCTTCATTACGCAGGGTTACGTCAGCTTTTGCGATACCACTTTCGTATTCTTTATCTGCTTCTGGAATAGCACATAGGATTCTGTATCCTGATGGCATTGGGAGTTGCGTTGCTTTTTCTTCGTTAGTAGCCTCTGTTTCGTAGCTACCAACAACTTGTGGATTTTTGGGGTTTGACCCAATTAAAATCTTTGACATTTTGTTTCCTGTTTGTGGGATAAAAATACGCCGTCTTTCCGTGCTGTCATGATAGTAATCTCGGTATTCGCCGCTGTACTTTCAAGCGTTCCCAAGTCTCCTATTTCCGAGCGTCAGGCCATTACTGGTGCGCTATGCGCGTACTATCAAGTCATATCAGGTGAGGACTTACACCATAGAGCCAGTCTGATATGACTTGATAGTGCTTGTCTTTCCAAGCTGTCATCGAACGATTTCTAAAAAACCCCGAAGCGAAAGGCCATGTTATCTAATCTTCTAATTTATCTTTTATATCAAGTACATAACCACGAGCTGTTTGAAGTCCTCGTATTTCACCGCACATCTGTTTATACGTTTCCATTGAGTCAATCCGCTCAGAACATACAGCGTCTTTAAGTTGCATAACTTTCTCATCAATGTGCTTAAGCACTACATCAAACGCGTCCATTATTCTTCACCTTTCTTAGGTTTCTTGGCGGATTGTTTTACCTCTCCCCCTTTAGCAAAAGCTTGTTCTTTTTGATGTTCGCGATTTACTTCAGCTTGGTGACCTTGGTGCGCTACATCGAGTATTTTATGATGTCTTTGATGGTCTCGCTCAAGAGCTTTTTGATAGGCTTCGTGAGCCATAGTTTCCGCTTTCTCTGTCTGTGCGCGTTCACGCTCAAGCATACCTTGATACGCTTGGTGAGCTAACCCCATTTCGGTTTCAGTCTTCTTAGCGGTAATTTGAGCCGCATCTTTTAGAGCCTGAACAGTTGTTTTGCGCTGCTGGTCTTCCTTCTTCATTGTCATATCAGCTGCGTTTTTAAGCGCTTCTACTTGCAGTTTCTTCTCATCGTGGGTCTGTTTACCTTTATCAAGTGACTGTTTGACGCCGAGCTGCGCTGCGTTTTTAAGTACATCAATCTCACGTTGCTTATCTGCTGTAGCTGATTGCGCTGCGATACGCTCACGGTCTACTTGAATCTGCTGCATCTTAACTTGAATCTCAGCTTGGTCTCTCTGCGCTTTATTCTGAATTTCTTGCGCTTTAAGTTGTAGCTCTTGCATCTGCATTTGAATAAGCGGGTCTTGAGCTTGCTGCTGCGCTTTTTGCTGCGCTGCTCCAGCTTGATTTTGTTGAAGTAGTTGTGTAGCCGCTTGTGCAAGTAATGGAGACAATGCCGCTTCTACTTCGGGGTCTTGCTTCATATCTTCGCCGTCATCATCCTCTTGTGGAGGCATCTGCATACCAAGCTGTACTTCAACATCCTTTCTATACTGGAAGCCCAAATGCTCTGCTACGTGAGCCATGACTGTCGCTTGAATCTGTGGAAGTAGCGGGTTTCCTTGTAGCGTACCCATAATCTTGGGGTCTTGCATCATCGCCATATGGACAGCAATGTGAGCATTGTGGTCTTGAGTTAAGAACGCTTTGACAGGTTTTAATCTAAGGATATTCTGATTCTCAGATACAGGGTCTACAGGGAACTTATCTTCTTCTAATGGAACAAGCTTTTGCGCATCCTTAATCCCCAAAGCATCAAGCATCTGGCGGTGAAGAATGGGCAGGTTGTAAAGTTGAGGTGCCCCTTGCGCAAGTTGAAGTACCGCTTGGTACTGTACGATTTTCTGAGCCATCGTAGACGCATTAGGGTCAGATACAGGGATAACTTCTGTAGTCGTATAGTCCGACTTCTTGGCTTTTCTACTTCCTTCTTCAGGGTCATAGTCGTAATCCTCCGGTGCGTAAGCGGCGATAATACCTTTTAGGAGACCGAGCTCTTGCTTCATTGAATAATGCACACGTGCCTGAACAGCAGTAATCACTTTAAGTGTACGCTCTAAAATAGCAAGTGTCGTTCCTACAGGCGCATTACCCGACATATCAGATACTTGCAAATCCGCCGCGTTAGCAAAGCGTCTACCTTCTTCTACAATCTGATTAAGCAGTGCCATCAATGTTTGTGACGGCTCTTTGTATGGAAGTGGAAGCAGGTTATCTCGAATAGTACCACTTGGTACATCTACATCGCGCCACTCTCCAGGAGAGATAGGCGTATCATCCCCTTTAATACGCATACCACGCGCTTTAAACCCACCAGGCAGATTACTTAGCGTACCCGCATCAACCAGTTGTCTAATAAGAGAAGTACCGGACTTAGCAAATGCGCCAATAAGATGAATAAGGCCAAAGCAATAAAAGCCAAACCCAGGGACATACCCATAATGAACAAAATGTTGTCGCTTGGTGTAGGTTTCATCATCTGGCTCCCAGTTACGTCTAATGGATAGAATCTCTTGACTTCCTTTCTCAATAGTCACTACATAAGGTAGTGCAATTCCCGTTTCATCCCCATCTGCATCAGTATGCTCAAACCCTGGAAGGTCGAGGTCAACGTGCATTTCAAGGACTTTATATCGGTCATCAGACGTTGCACTAAATCCCATCTTCTCAGCAATTTTCTTCTCAACGTCATCAAGCTGACTACTAGGCTCACCTAGGTCAATATCGCGGTAAAACCCCGCTACCTGAAGCCTACGCATATCGTTCTCAGTCTTACGCATAACATGAGTTACACGCTCTGCTGTTTCTAAGTTAGATGCACCATAAGGTACAACCATGTCTTCAGCAGGGACAAATAGCGATGTTTGGCGGTTTAATTTTGGGTCAAAGTACACTTTTTTAAATGCATTACCAGATAGCCCAAGACCCCAAAGCATACGCTCATGCTCAGGTCTGTACTCGGTCATCACGTCTAAAAGCTGGTGA